GGGAAAGTGTCGTATAAATATTTGGCAATGATGAACCCAAGAACAGAGTCCCCTACAAATTCCATAGTCTCATACGTCGCACCCCCCTCTTCTATAGAGTTGTACGAAAATGCAGTAAAGTAATATGAAAAATTGACAACAGGCAGTCCTGTCAATTTTTCAATATCTTCCTTGGTGAACATAATCCCGGACTTAGTAGAAGGGGGCCCTGGATATTCCTCCTGCTCTGACATTACCGTGTCTATAATATTATGTAACATATTTATGTTAAGTTGTTGGTACACATAGTGTGGTAGTTATTTATGTACCATTCGGGGATATAGCGGTATCTTTGTCATTTGTCGTCTTTACTCGTAATCCCAATACTGCCACGTGGCGTTTTCAACGACCGTGTAAGGGTGTGTGTCGTTTGACCAAGGTCTCACACTTTTAGGAGAGCGCATATCAACAGACGGTTGCCTTATAGGGACCTGATAAACTTAAACATTAATTATATCCTGAATACTTAATGGGGCCTAAAGCAAACCCAAAGTCTTCCAAGGCGGACAACGAGGAGAAGGAGAGGGGCATGGCTACTATCATCAAGAAACTATCCCCAGAAGCTACCGCGGAAAAGCTGGAGGAACTTGTGGAGAGGTGGAAGCTGAATGATGTCGGTGCAACGTTTGAAATGCAAACGATTCATATGTTCTCGGCGCTGGGGGTAGATTTCAGTGATGATCTCTTTTCGTCGATCGAGAATGACCGGGGGGCTTTTGGGCTGCACGAAATTGACGAGAAGATCACAGGAGCCGAGATCGAGGCTATTTCGTTGTATCACAGGCTTCGCGAGTTGAACCTCATGCCTGGAAAAATGAATGAGGATCCCGAGAAGGCTGCTAACCTTAAGAAGATCACCAAGATCCTCGAGATGATTTACTATTCTAAAAAGGTCGTCCTGAGTGCTTACCAGGCGAAGCTCGCTGTTCATCAGCTAGGGGCCGAGGACGGTGTAGTAGAACTTGATGGAGACCTTGACTTAACACTCGGAGCGTGGAATCTTCGGTTCAGGTTCATCGATGGTGAAGTGAGTTCCTTCCAAAATCTTCTCTTGTTCCTGCTTGACAGCGCCATGGAAAAAAAGTTCAGGAAGTATGGTTCTTGGCTGTACGAGCCCATTATCATCGATGGGCGCGACATGCACTCGTGGCGTCCGGTTATAGAGATCAAGGATTTTGTATATTCGCGGCTCAAGAAGGAAATTTCTTGGGAGCAGTGGAAGAATGCGACTCAGAATATGAGGAATGTCGGATCCGCGGTAGAGTATCTTACGCATTGTCATGATCATCAGCTCCCATATCTCAACAAATCTCGCGGAGTTTATTCTTTCTACAATGGGGTTTACATTGCAGGAGAGGACAGGTTCCACTGCTTTGCTACTGAGAAAGAACCGTTGTCAGACTCGGTTGTTTCTTGCAAATTCGTGGAAGGAGAATTCGACACCAAGGAGTACGATGACTGGATGGACATCCCGACGCCGCACCTGGACTCCATCGCAAACTATCAGGAGTGGGGGCCGGAGGTTCGTCGCTGGCTTTTTGCGCTGCTCGGCAGGTGTCTTTACCCTGTGAACGAGCGCGATCAGTGGCAGGTCATCCCGTTCTTCCAAGGTCTCGCCGCGACAGGTAAGTCTACGATCATCCTCAAGGTTATCAAGAATTTTTACGAGACGATCGACGTCGGCATTCTGTCTAACAACATCGAGCGCAAGTTCGGTATTTCCGCTTTCCACGACAAGTATCTGGTGTGTGCTCCAGAAATCAAGAGCGATCTGGCCATTGAGCAGGCAGAGTTCCAGTCTCTTGTATCCGGAGAAGAAGTTCAGGTTAACGTGAAGCACGAGAAGGCTTTCATGTGCGCTTGGGATGTGCCGATGGCTCTGGCGGGTAATGAAGTGCCTGGGTGGGCGGATAACGGAGGAAGTATCCAGCGCCGTATTGTTGTTTTCGAGTTTAAGAAGCCTGTCCGCGGAGGAGACATGAAGCTCGGAGAGAAGTTGAACGCAGAACTCCCGAACATTCTTAGGAAATGCAACAAGGCATATCTGGACATGGCCGAGAGACACTCGGATGTCAACATCTGGTCAGTCCTCCCGACATATTTCATCAACACTCGGGATGCACTGGCGCGCGCAACAAACTTCATCGAGAACTTCCTGTCGTCAGATGCGGTCATCGTTGGCGAAGACGAGATATGTTCGTTCGCGGAATTCAAGCAGGCTCTCAAGGAGCATGCGACCATGAACAGTCTTCACACAAAGCAGCTCACGGACATGGTATTCGACGGGCCGTTTGTCAAATTCGGCATCAAGATGATTGGGACACAAACACTTGTTTACAACGGCAAGAAGAATACCACCGAATACATTCGCGGATGCTCTCTCAAGATTTACAAGTCCGAAGAAGTCGAAGAAGTGAAATACATGTGATTATTATGATACCAAAAAAAATATTTGATTACATTAACAATGTTTAACTTGCTGATTACGATACTCGTCGTCATGATAGTAGGATATATGGCATATGCCGAATCCAAGTACCTGTTTGGTAAACCATCTGGCTGTAATTCCGTACAAATGAAAGACGCACTCCCAAAGACGATCGCAGCGGCAAAGTCGGCGCTTAACAAGGCGGTTGTGAATGTACAAAAAGAGACACAGAAGGTAAAGATGATGCTGAAACAGAAGCAGGCGGTGCAAAATCCACCGAAATCGTTGGACATTTCTAACCCCATAGAGCACATCCAGGCATCCAATACCTTGGTGATGAGCGCGAACGCAATCGAAGACACCATCGACGAGAACCTTCCCTTCGCGACATACGAGGGTGATTTCAAAGTTCAGAAGCCAGTTAACGGTATCATAAAGGGAGTACGTCCTCCCACGTATGCCGATCCGAGAACTCTAAATCCCGCCCTGGCCGCAGCGCCGGTTCAGTTCTCAAATCCGGCTGAGTTTGGCACGTTCGGAATAACGGATCAGGCCAGTCTTGCGTTCTCCACTAAGGATGCGCTCACTAATGCCGAAATCGCCTCTAGCCGCACGCTCGAAGGATTTGACATCGCGACTGATGTATACGATGCCAATGGAGCCGTGCTTATTGCAGATGGAAAAATCGTCAAATCAGCCAGCGAGTTGCCATCTGCTCAAATAATGGGAGCTACGCCACACACGACTTTGCCCATGCGCAACTTACACAACCCACCCCCGATCATAGAGGACCTCGTAGAAGGTAGTACGTTTGATGGTCTAGAAGGTTATCCTGTCAATGAACGCGGTGATTTACTCACTCCACCTGGCATGGCAACACCAATGGCCGAATGGAGTCGTATAATGTACAACGTTTGATAGAACATGAAAAAGCAGTTTGTCGATACGGGAATATAATCATATCGACAAAAACAGATTAGTTTAACTAAAATATTTCCTATTAGTATACACAATGCATCCTGATAAGCCCGCGGCGAAAATGTCCTCCGGTGAAAAAGCTGCAGCCAAAAAAGAACTTTCTAAATTGAACAAGGCCAAGGCAAATCCTGAGCTTGCTGCTAAGAATAAAGAAAAGTCTGATGCAAAACGTCTCCGCCGTAAGGAGGAAGGAACTTCTAAATCGTTTAAGTGAACTCATCATACATTTCTTTAGTTATATTATCTACGTTATGTTCTTTACAATGGACATAAAATTTGTCTGTGATGTAAAATATATCACTTGATTTAGGGTGTTTAAAAATAAATCCATCAACATAACGTTCACTCCTATTTGGAAATGTCATTTTACTTGCCTCGGTAGCAGAGCCAAATACTTTTCCATTTACTACGACGCGCTTTGATTTGTGATTTTTATCACCACTCATATTCATACGATGTTCTTGGCTTTTGGGTCCTCTCATATTCATACGATGTTCTTCATTTTTAGGAACACCTAACAAAGAATTACTGATATTCGCACGACGTTCGTCAGTCATCATCGCGATGAGTGCCTCGCGATGTTCATCACTTTTAGGAACTCCAATAAGTGTCGCACTAATAGCAGCACGGCGTTCTTCGGTCATTGACGCACTGAATGCTGCACGATGTTCATCACTTTTAGGAACCCCAATAAGTGCAGCGCTGATGTTTGCCCGATGTTCAATGCTAAGAGGAACACCTGTCTTGGCCACACTCAACGCCACGCGATGTTCTATGCTAAGAGGAACACCTGTCTTGGCCATACTCAATGTCGCTCGTTGCTTATCTGTTATCTTCCACGCACTCTTACCACCCGGATGCTTGTTATATCCTAATTTAGAACTCCGTAGATTATACCACGATATCATAAATATCTCAACAATATTGGCACAAATTGTTGGAAGTGAACAATGTTCTATAATGATATTGTTAAACCCATATAATTTAAGTGCGTTTATTATATGAGGATTTGACCCGTCATTTCTTTTATAATGTTTCATTCGTGTCTCAAAATCTGTGGTTTGTCCTACATATCGTTTTCCAGACGGAAACATCAGTAGATATACATTGTTATCAAAAGAATGATCATAAGCGTCGCAATAATCTATGACTTTATTAACAACTTCTTTCAAAGTTGGCATCTTTTCAGTGAAATATTCAGTGAGAAATGAGCAAGCTTCTTGAATATTTACTTCAAACATTATGTAAAATTAAATAACTAAACTGGTATTTTATATTTATATTTGACGATATGTCTACAAAGCCAATCCCGAACTGGCTGCAGCCAACAAAGCATCTGCGGATGCTAAGAGACTGCGTCGTAAAGAAGCTGGTAGCACAAAATCTTTCAAGTAATTTAACCGAAAATATTTGTATACCATAATACAATGACGAGACTGCGCTTTATACTCGGAGGGGTGTTCTCAGTAGTGTCAACCCGCATTTATAAATCTTGGGATAAATATGACCCCCAAAGTGTTGACGAAATCGTAAAACTCGGTTTATATATTGACTAAGATGTGGAGTTTAAAAAAAATATATATACATAGTATATCGTCACATGAAGAGAACTACCGTCATACTTATAGTACTGGCAATTGCGATAGCCGCATACATAGCAATGGCGGTCATTTACAAAAAGAAAAACTTGCCTATTGGTGGAGACCCCAGGACGTGGTCTCCCGCCAATAAACGTATCGGCGGAGACCCGAAAACATGGTCTCCTACTGTTAAACTCGGAAGTGACCCGAGAACATGGTCTCCTACTGTATATTTTAATAATAGAGGTTAAGCCCCTGTTTTACATTAATTATTAGTTCGAGGGATTAAAATAAATTTATACACGATGGACGCAAACTTGAAGAAAATGAATTGATTACGATTCTGAACTGTGTAAAAACCCACCATGTTGACAGGAATCCAAAAGGCAGACCCTTCAATCAACCCAGGGACCATGTTTTTAGATACTTGGGCAAACACGTCGCTACTCGTTTTATTCTGCATCATAAGATCCCACGTAATTGCCAGTGCAATATTGATTGGCGCGAACACAATTTGATTAGTCATAGTTTTCTGAAACACCGTTGCTGCAGTATTTCCTTTGAATGTCGAGCCCAGAAACTTGAAGTATGCCAGTTGCGGATACGTGCTCCATAACGCGTATGACCCGACCCTCAGAGTCCGCTTCACATCGTATCTGCGACCAGACCTCCGTTGAATTATACAATCGACGCTGGCGGCGACTGCCGTGGAAAAAAGCGCAGCGCGGTGCTGGATAGTGAGCTTCATTGATGGGTATGGTTGTTGGTGAGTATTTACATAAGTTATTTAGTTGATATGAGCTATGCCACGAGTTTATGTGCGATATCCTTTCCTTCGGCGATCACGAGATCGAATTCTTTCTCGAAGAAATAACCAACGTCTGCGAGCTCTACCTCTATTTCATATACTTCCTCTATGTCGTTCTTGACCGGGATGATTTCTACTTTGGTGAAGTCTATCCGCCACGGGCCCTTCATGAACGACGTCCTGTGCTTGGTTCTTTGCATCACGAAGGACATGGGGGGTTTGGCAGCGGGTTCCTGCACTTCAAGGGATACAGCCCCCCTGACAGAAAAACTCCCGCCTGGAGACACGACGTCCTTGGCAACCTTCTTCTTGTGCTCCATGTATGACCCAGTGGCCGTGGTGACGTGGCGAGAGGACTCGTCTGGCCTAGTTCTAATATATTTGTCCACAGTGATCGTCTCCACACCCCCAGATAGTTTATTCTTGGCGGATACCCAAGAAAGTTTGGGAATGGAAGACACAAATCCTGTAGACCTTTGGAAACCTACTCGAAATTCCAGCTCAACGGACCGAAGATCATGACCGTGGAGGACTGACTTGACCGCATCGACGAAGGACATTTTATATTTCCTAATACGGTTGTTTGCTAAGCTTATAAGATTGTTTTGTTGATATGAGATGTTCGTTTCATATCAGCAAAAAAAATATAACCGTCTTTTATAAATGACTCAAGATTCGTTCAAAACCTTTTTGCCTTTTCGCCGCGACCTACAAACTCCATGCCTTTTATATTGTAAATGGGAAGACTGTGGTCACTGTCATCAATTTGCTCCGCACGTGAAGAAAGCACAGGTGGTGCTCAAGAAATCGAACGTCCCTGTCTATGCAGTGGATGCCGATGAAAATGCTAACGTCATTGATACGTTCAAGGTAAACGGTTTCCCTGAATTATTCTTCCTTGGGAAGGACCGCAGACTCCGTAAGTACAAGGGTCCCCGGACTTCAGATGGAATCCTTGCCTTTGCAAGAGCTAACATGAAGAATTGATTTACACCGGGGGGTTGTGGTATGCTTGTTCTTGACGAGTGTCGGATCCCGCGATGAATTTGTTCGTGGCAGCGGCAAGAGGCACGTCGATCATGCTCCATGTAAGAGGGATGAAGGATTTGTCGTCAATCAGGTATCTGGTCTTGGAACCACGGAGGGAAGAGTCAAACCCACGAGTTAGTTCGTTGTTTTGCTTAACGTTAAACATTATGCCGTCACCAAGCCCGAGATACGGGGAGGTTCCCCACAATTGTGTATTTACATCTTTAAAACCCCCTTCCGATTTGCGGCAGTAACGAGAAGTCTTAGATACCACGATATCGCCATACAGCCGGGCGGCTTCGGCGCTAAGACCCATCTGCACAAGGCCCCAGATCGCCTCATTCTTGGCGTGGGTAGGCTGGGTATCGGTCACCACATACTTGTAGTTGTACGTGGAAAATGGGTTGTCTACCAGAGGTATCTGGTTAGCACGCGCGTTCTGGAACCTCACGTTTTCAGCCTGCATGTTATCTTATAACCTATATATTTATTTTATTTTTTAAAATATTTATTAATATTATTAATGTCAGTGGTATTTACGTCGATCGCTCTAGGAACGCTGGGGGCTCTGATCTTCAAGGAAAATGTAGAAAAGTCTGCGAAGATTGATGTGGTGTCCACCGTGAATAACAAGACATATGCAGTCCTCAAACAGGGGAATTACGTCGCAGCGGCAGACATGCTCGCCTCTCTTGAAGATAAGGCAAGGAATTTCATCGAAGCAGCAGCAGCGAAGTATCCGAAAGATAAGACAATCATGAGAATTCAAAAATACTGGACCGGGACGATTTCTGAGATTCCGCAGTCGGAAACGATTGCTTACGCGTTGGATAAAAGAGACCTCTTCATGTGTGTCAGAGATAATGCAGGAAACGTCCAAGAATTAGACGACCTGCTCTTCGTCCTGCTTCACGAACTCTCTCACATCATGAACTCTACGTATGGCCACGACACCCCCTTCTGGAAACAATTCAAAAGGACCCTTGAGATGGCGAACAAACTCGGCTACCTGCCGTATAAAAACTATGACGACTATAGCGT